CTTTGCACAGTATCGTCAGGCCGAAATTGATGCCGCACGTATTGCCACATTCACCAATCTTGAACAGATTCCATATTTGAGCAAGCGTTTCTTAATGACCCGCTACCTGGGTCTGAGCGAAATGGAAATGAAAGAAAACGAAATCATGTGGAAAGAAGAGCAGGGCAAAGCAGAACAAGCTGCCGCAGAGCCTGCAAGTCTACGTAGTGTTGGCATTACTCCTGGCGGTATTGCTGGAGACTTGGACAATGTCACACCTGAACCTGGTATGGAACCTGGTGCAGAAGCCGGAGCACCCGCAGGTGCTGGTGGTGCCAATGCCGGAGGCGCAATGCCCGCAGGCGGTGCAGGCAGTGTAGCCGGTCCCGCCGGTGCAGTTGTATAAATACTCTTATGTTTATCACTGAACTTTACGATCAAATTCCTGAACTGTATCATTCTGAAAAGGATGACAATAGTACCATGAAATTGAAAGATCTACGCAAAACTAGGCTTACTCTTGGGCACCTGAACAAGCTAAGAATGGCCAATGATATACGCAAATTTGAAAAAGAAGAAGAAGTAAAAAGGCTGCAGGACCAGTACAAAGCCCCTGCAGCCGAGCCCGGTGCAATGCCAGGCTTGTAATATTTACGTAAAACGACTCAAAAAACACCGGTATTGCATAGAAATATACGTAGTTTTGTAAATAGTTTACACAGCTACTATTTTTAAGGAGTTCTTATGAACAAGTATGAAAAGCTAATTGAACACATCATCAACGATGAAGAAGGTAAAGCTCGCGCTTTATTCCATGAAATTGTCGTTGATAAGAGTCGCGACATCTACGAAAGTCTCATGGACGAAGAGCAATTTGGTGAACAAATGGGCGGTAACCAAGTTGACGGCATGATGGACGAAATCACCCAAGACGAACACGGTCTACCCGAAGACGAAGAATTTGACATGGATGCAGGCGAAGAGCCGATCGATGGCGACATGGGCGACGAAATGGGTATGGATGATATGGGCATGGACGATATGGGTGGAGACGAAGCCAGTATCGAAGACAAAGTCATGGACCTGGAAGCTGACTTAGAAGCTCTCAAGGCTGAATTTGCACAGTTGATGGGCGACGAGCACGGTGAAGAGCACGGCGAACCCGACGCAGACAACATGGGTGGCCCTAGCGATCACGACGCTGACAATGCAGATGACGAAGACGAATTTGCCATGGAAGCCACAGCAGATGACGAAGAAGAGTCTTTGGAAGAAGCCAAAGACGAAGACGAAGAGCCTATGGACGATGACGAGAAAGAAAATGACGAAGATTCTATGAAAGAGTCACGCAACAACTATCGTAAAAGCGAAATTGACTTGATGCGTGAATACGTAGAAAAAGTTAGTGCTCCAGCCAACACCGAAGGCGGTGAAGTTGGCAAAGGTGGCAGCGTTGCTGTCAACAAGAAAAGCATTACAGATAACATGAAAAATGACATGGGTGGCACAAACGCTAACATCGTAAAAGGTGGCAGCGAGCAAAATCCAGACGGCAAGCAATACAAAGCGCCAAGCAACGAATATACAAAAGGTCAAGGCACACTAAAAGGTGCTGAGCGTAATGTAAATCAACCTGGTGGTAACAAAGGTGCTCAAGACTGGTATAACACAAAAGCAAGTGCCAAGAAGCCTGAAGGCAGTACTACAGATGGTTCAGTTTCTGTAGAAAAAAACAGTATTCTTAAGCACATCAAGTAATAGGTAAAATAATGGCTTTGTACCTAAAAGAGAATCTTACTTTCGACCGAGCACAGATGGTTGTTGAATCTGCGCCCGATGGTAAGAATCTATATATGAAGGGGATATTCATCGAAGGTGGTGTCAAAAACGCTAACCAACGTGTATATCCTGTTCACGAAATTGAAAAAGCCGTTTACACTATTAATGAACAAGTCAAGAATGGTAACAGCGTGTTAGGCGAAGTTGACCATCCAGATGATCTAAAGATCAACTTAGATCGTGTGAGCCATATGATTGAAAGTATGTGGATGGATGGACCAGCCGGATTTGGCAAACTTAAAATTTTACCAACACCAATGGGCAACTTAGTACAAGCAATGATTACTTCTGGCGTGAAGCTGGGCGTTAGCAGCCGCGGCAGTGGCAATGTTAACGACAGCAACGGCCACGTCAGTGACTTTGAAATTATTACAGTAGACATTGTAGCACAACCCAGTGCTCCTCATGCCTACCCCAAGGCCATTTATGAAGGCCTAATGAATATGCGTGGCGGATCTCAAATATTTGAGATGGCGAGAGACGCAACCACCGATCAACGAGTGCAGAAGCACCTACAGCAGGCAATGGTGGGCCTGATCAAAGACTTAAAATTAAAGGGAGATATCTAATGTTAGATGCTATCAAACCATTGTTAGACAGTGGCATCATGAACGAATCTACCAAACAAGCCATCAGCGAAGCTTGGGAAACCAAGCTAACTGAAGCACGTGAACAAGTACGTGCTGAGCTTCGTGAGGAATTTGCTCAACGCTACCAGCACGACAAACAAGTAATGGTTGAAGCTCTTGACAAGATGGTAACTGAATCTCTGACTGCTGAACTAAGTGAGTTCGCAACAGAGAAACAAGCTCTTGCTGAAGATCGTGTGAAATTCAAAATGCACATGACTGAAAGCGCACAAAAGTTCAATGGTTTCCTAGTCAGCAAGCTGGCTGAAGAAATCAAAGAATTGCGTGAAGATCGTAAGGTATATGAGAACAGCATCAGCAAACTTGAAAAGTTTGTGATCCGTGCTCTAGCCGAAGAGATCAAAGAATTTGAACAAGACAAACAAGCAGTGGTTGAAACCAAAGTTCGACTGATTGCTGGCGCCAAGCAAAAACTTGGTGAACTACAACAGCAATTCATTGCTCGTAGTAGTGGTCTAGTTAAAGAAGCAGTTGCCAAGAATCTTGAGAAAGAGTTGACACAGCTCAAGGAAGACATCCAAATGGCTCGCGAGAACATGTTTGGTCGTCGTTTATTTGAAGCTTTCGCCAGCGAATTTACTGTTACTCACTTAAATGAGAACAAAGAAATCGCTAAACTGCGTTCCACAATCGCTGAACAGAACAAACAACTACGCAAAGCAATTTCCGTTGTTGAGTCCAAGCAGGCCATTGTTGAAAGCAAAGAAAAAGAAATCCGTATTATTAAAGAGTCAGCAGACCGTAAGCACACAATGTCTACACTGTTGAAGCCTTTGAATAAAGAGAAAGCCGCTGTGATGAGCGAACTTCTCGAATCAGTGCAGACCGAAAAGTTACAGTCCGCATTTGATAAGTATCTACCAGCCGTTTTAAACAACAGTGGTGCCAAGCAGTCTAACAAGACTACACTGACAGAATCTGTAAGCGAAGTGACCGGAGATAAAACTGCTAAAAAACCCGCAGTAGAACAACAGACAGATACAAATGTCGTTGAACTAAAGCGTTTAGCAGGGCTTAAATAAGTAACTAACCTCATAAGGAAAAAGAGAAATGACACAAGCACTATTAGAGAGCCGTTGGGGCGAGACCAAAGAAGCCCTGTTAGAAGGCCTAAACGGTTCTAAAAGAACCACAATGGGTGTGATCCTAGAGAACACCCGCAAGCACTTGGCAGAAAACGCTACAATCGGCGCTACTGCTACCAGCAATGTTGCAACATTAAACCGCGTGATCCTTCCAGTGATTCGTCGTGTAATGCCTACAGTTATTGCTAACGAAATCGTTGGTGTACAACCAATGACTGGTCCAGTTGCACAAATCCACACACTACGTGTTCGCTATGCTGACACAGTAAGTGCTGGCGTAAATGGCGCAACCGCTGGTGACGAAGCACTAAGCCCATTCCGTATTGCTACAGCATATTCGGGTTCGGGTGGCGTTGCTCCAACCAGCACAGCTACACTTGAAGGTGTGCCAGGCAACCGTATCAATGTTCAAATCTTGAAACAAGTTGTTGAAGCCAAGACTCGCAAGTTGTCAGCACGTTGGACATTTGAAGCTGCTCAAGACGCACAAGCCATGCACGGCCTGGACGTTGAAGCAGAAATCATGGCTGCACTAGCACAAGAGATCACAGTTGAGATCGATCAAGAAATTCTTGGTTCTCTACGTGCTCTATCTGCTACTGAGTACACATACAACCAAGCTACCGTATCTGGTACAGCTACATTCGTTGGTGACGAACACGCCGCTTTGGCAGTTCTTATCAACCGTGCCGCTAACTTGATCGCACAACGTACACGTCGTGGCGCAGGTAACTGGGCAGTTGTAAGTTCAGCAGCCTTGACTGTTCTTCAGTCAGCTACCACTTCAGCTTTTGCACGTACCACAGAAGGTACATTCGAAGCTCCTACAAACACCAAGTTTGTTGGTACACTAAACGGCGCAATGCGTATCTATGTTGATAGCTATGCAAGCGACACAACCGCAGTCCTAGTTGGCTACAAAGGTTCAAGTGAGGCAGATGCAGCCGCATTCTATTGCCCATATGTTCCATTGATGTCTTCTGGTGTTGTTCTAGATCCTAACACGTTTGAACCAGTAGTTGGTTTCATGACACGTTATGGATACGTAGAATTGACAAACACAGCATCGTCTCTAGGCAATGCTGGTGACTACCTAGCTGAAATTGCAGTAAGCAATTTGAGCTTCCAGTAATCATTTATCTTTCTCAAAGGGATGGGAAGAGCATGAAAGGGCCGCAAGGCCCTTTTTTGTTGGCTAAGTAAAGGTATGCACATTTATTTTGATTTTGCAAAGCAAACTCTGAATCAAGCCAGCCCTGCAATAGCCGCCTGGGCAGAACAAAATCATATTGGTCTGTTTGAATTTGACAACTGCTTGTATGATCATACTGCAAAAGATTTGCTGGCGGATCACCTGCAATGGGTCAATGACAACTACTCAACCATGGCTGTGGTAGAAATGCATCCGTATTTTTCAACAGATGAACGATACGTAGAAAAGATAGAGCTAATACAAGAACACGCAGCCAAACTAAATCTACCATTGATGTATTGGACCGCTGACTATCGTTTATGGGATAATCCAGAGCCCGGCTGGACGTTTTTTCCTGGCTGGTATTTTCGTTTGAGAAATCATGCCAAAGCAACCAACTATCAGAACTATGCATTTCCTGTGAACAAGAAATACAATTTTTCCTGTTGCAATATGTCCAATCTAAGATTTGAAAAAGTCTTTAACTATATTGAATGTTTTCAACGAAAACGTTCAGATTGGTACCTTACAATTTACAATAACCCAACAGCGGCCATAAGTCAAATTGATATCAAAGATGTTGGTCCACTGCCGCAAGAACATGTTGATTTGTGGAACTCAGAAATCAAACACACTATCCAAGAATATCGGTACGATTTGCAAAACAATGAAAACCTAAATCCTTACAGCACAATATTTGAAGGACATACCAATGCCTATT